TGCCGTAGTTGGCGTTCAAGAGTTTGCATCTCGCTTGCAATCAGGACTTGTCCCTAACTTTGCACGTTGGGCAGACCTTATGGCTGGTTCAGAAGTTCCAAAAGAACAACGTGATTCAGTAGACAATGATCTTGATGCGGTCACTGAATATGTCTTTGAGATTATTCAGAACTCAAATTTCTCCCAAGAAGTGCATGAATCATTTATGGACTTGGCTGTCGGCACTGGCGTTTTGGTTTGCGAAGAAGGGGATGCCTTGTCTCCCATCCGCTTCTCCGCAATACCATTGCCACATGTTATCTTAGACACTGGCCCCGATGATCGGATCGACCATGTATTCCGTGAGCGCAAGGGTATTCGCTTTGACCAAATTCAAATCTTGTATCCTACTGCAAAGCTAACTGGTGAAGTTGCGCATATGGCTCAGAACTCTGGGGACATGAAAACAACAATCCTAGAGGTTGTTTGTCGTGACTATTCTACGCCAAATGTAGAAGCGCACCTTTACTATGCAATTTGTATGACAACAAAGACGGTTGTTATGTCATATAAGATGGATGGGGTGGGATCAAATCCATTCATTTGTTTCCGTTGGTCTAAATGTGCTGGTGAAGTGTATGGTCGCGGCCCACTTATTAATGCGCTGTCTGCCATTAAAACAACAAATCTTACTATCGAACTAATACTTGAGAATGCACAAATGGCTATCTCTGGTATTTATCAAATGGAAGATGATGGTGTCGTTAATCCTGATACAATAAATCTTGTTCCAGGGACAATCATTCCAAAGGCTATGGGGTCTGCTGGATTGCAACCGATACAAGCAGCGGGACGTTTTGACGTTGCGCAGCTAGTTCTTTCTGACATGCGTCTTAATATTAAAAGGGCGCTATACAATGATATGCTTGGAAACCCTGACAAAACGCCAGCCTCGGCAACCGAAGTTGCTGAGAGGATGGCTGATCTGTCAAGACGAATTGGTTCTGCCTTTGGAAGATTGCAAGCAGAACTTGTTCAGCCAGTCTTGCAGCGTGTTATTTACATTCTTAAAAAGCAAGGGCGCATTGAAGTGCCAACAGTTAATGGTCGTGAAGTAAAAATTCGATCATCCTCGCCACTAGCACAAGCTCAAGCAAACCAAGATATTACATCTGTATCTCGGTTCTTAGAGCTAACAAATGCAGCCTTTGGGCCAGAAGCAATGCAGGTTCTTATTAACTCTGAAGAAACTGCTGTGTATCTTGCGAAAAAATTTGGTGTACCTGACACCTTGATTCGTGACGAACAAGAGCGTAGACAAATAGTTGCAATGATGCAGCAAATGCAGCAAGCTCAAGCTGCCGCACCTGCTGCGGGGCAACCAATGGAGTAACGCTTGACTAATAAGGTCAACGTGGGCGTTGATGGAATACAGCGCCCACAAGATAAAGACAGAGAGATTAGTCTCAATGTCGCAGAAGTATTTAATACACCGACAGGTAATGCGGTTCTGAAATACTTACGATCCATTACCATTGAAATGGTTAATGGGCCAAATGTTACGACAGAAGAACTACGTCACTTAGAAGGGCAGCGTTATCTCGTTGGCCTTATTGAATCGCGTATTAATCATGCACATAAGGTAAAAAACAATGGAACAAGAAGCTGAAAGTGTTGAAACAGTTGAGGCGGTTGACAACCCTGACAACTCTGACAACCAGCGCCCTGAATGGCTCCCTGAAAAATTTAATGATCCAGCAGAGCTAGGTAAGGCGTATAAGTCATTAGAATCAAAGCTTGGCGAAAAAGAAGAAACTCTACGCGAGCAGCTTAAAGAAGAACTGCATCAAGAAAGATTCGGCAATCGACCTGCATCTTCTGGTGATTATGAACTTCCAGAAATGATTAACCCAGAAGAAGGTTTTAATAACGAACTCCTTCAATGGTGGGCAGATCACTCTTACGAAAATGGCTATTCACAAGAACAATTCCAAAGTGGGATTGAGCGGTTTGCGCAATACGCTGGCCCTGATGCCCAAGTAGATATTGAAGCGGAACTTAAACAGCTTGGCGATAATGGTGAGGCTAGAGTAGAAGCAGCATCAATGTGGGCGGAGCAATTTTTTCCAGAAGAAGTTTTGCCAGCAATTGAACTAATGTGTCAAAAGCATCAGGGCATTGTTGCGTTAGAAATGATGATGCAGAAGATGCGTGATCCAGCTATAGAGCAAAATACAAATGTTGCGGCTGGCTTGGATCAAACTGTTTTAGAAGATATGGCTCGAGATGAAAGATACTGGAACCCAGCTAAACGAGATATGAACTTCGTCCGACAGGTAGATGAAGGCTATAAAAAGCTCTACAATGGCTAGAACTTTATTTTACTCAAGGGGCATATCAGTTGCCCCTTTTTTAACAAAGAATGTTCTGCCTGTGTATAAGGTGCTGTGTTACGAAACGCATAAAGAATTTTCTGAGGTGTACAGAGAAAACCCTCTTGAAGCTTTAATGTCTGTAGCTGGTGTGCCTGACGTATTCTTAGTTAGCAAAGACAACAAGCCGTTGGCGGTCATGGGCTTACAGGGAATAAATGCGCAGCATGGAATATTGTGGTCGCTATTTACAGATCATTTTAAAGAAAACAGAACATCATTCTACAGAGCATCACCTGATCTAATAGAATTTTTTCACACTCATTATTACAGCTTACATGTTGATACTTGGGTTGAGAATGAGGGCATTATGCAGTGGCTTGCATGGCTAGGCTTTGGCCTTGAGCAGATTGAAGAAGGTGATGACAATATAGCTATGGCACATTTTGTGCGTTGCAATCCAAATAGAAAAAATGTTTATGCTTTGTCATCAAGGCCCGTAAAGCACTGAGAAGCCCGAAAGGACACCTTCTATGACGTAGCAGAACGGATACCCAAGATGCAAAATGAAACTTAACTAAGGACTGTTGAAATGGCTAATACAATTGACCAAGCCTTCATCAAGCAGTTTGAAACCGATGTGCATCTTGCTTATCAACGCATGGGTTCAAAACTGCGTAACACTGTACGTTCAACAAACGTAAGCGCGTCTGTTGCACGTTTCCAAAAAATTGGTGCGGGTGCTGCATCAACCAAATCTCGTAACGGTAATGTCACTGCAATGGAATTGGTACACACCAATGTCGAAGCAACTATGGCAGATTACTATGCTGCGGAATACATCGACAAACTTGATGAATTGAAAATTAATATCAATGAACGTCAAGCTGTCGCTGAATCTGCTGCTGCTGCACTAGGCCGTAAGACAGACGAGCTTATCACAACTGCAATGGACGCTGGTGCAAACTCTACTGCAATCGCTGATGCAACTGGTGCATTGGTTAAAGCAGACTTGCTGACATTGTTTGAAACATTTGGCTCTGCTGATATTCCAGAAGACGGACAGCGTTACCTAGCAATGTCACCTGCTGGTTTTGCTGACTTGTTTAACATCAACGAATTTGCGTCAAGCGACTTTGTTGGGCCACAAAACCTACCGTTTGCTGGTGGCATGACAATGAAAGAATTCTTGGGCTTCAAGATTTTCTCAACGTCTGCTGTAGCTGGTGGTAAGAACTTTGCGTACCACATGCGAGCTGTTGGCTTGGGCGTAAACTCAGACGTACAGACTGAGATTAACTACGTTCCAGAAAAAGTATCGCACCTAGCGACATCAATGATGTCAATGGGTTCTGTTGTTATTGATGACAACGGTGTCTACGAAGTTCTGGACAACAACTAAGGAGATTAGATTATGGCTTACAATGCAGCTAATCTATCTCGCGTTGCTGGCGCGTCTGGCTTCTCAATGTGGCACTATACTACAGCGGATGCTATCGCGGATGTTAATACAGTGGGTTACTTCAACGATGCGGCTGGCATGATTAAAGTAAACGATTACATGATTATCGTTTCTTCAACTGGCGGCACACCTGTTGTTTCCCATGCGTATTGCAACTCAAACACTGGGTCTGTTGTGGACATTGTGAACGGTGTTGCAATCACAAATACTGACACAGACTAATGGTTGGGGGCTACGGCCCCCTTCCTTCACCTAGAGGTTAGATATGGCAGTAACAAGTACACCCGCAAATTCACCGATAGATATTTGTAGCCGTGCTCTCATCTTAATTGGTGCAGAGCCAATTACTTCTTTTGAAGATGGCAACAATGAAGCATTGATTGCTTCAAACATGTATGAAGATATTGCGCGGTCTGCTCTAGTAAATGCGCGTTGGCGATTTGCCACTAACCAAGCTATTCTTAACAGATTGAGTGATGCACCCACAGGGCGATATGATGCTGCGTATCAACTTCCGTCTGGCTGGTTAATGACTCATGCTGTAACCGTAAATGATACTCCAATTTTATATCAGACTTATGGAAACAAGCTTTATTGTGATGAGCCTAATACCGCAGAGTTAATACTTGATTATACTTACCGTGCAGAAGAAACTGATTGGCCCTCATATTTTACAATAGCTGTGCAGTACGAAATGGCTTCTGTTTTGGCTTCAAGTTTGGCTAGGGATACTGGTCTTGCGGCGGCAATGCAGCAGCAAGCACAGATCACTATGATGAAGGCCAGAAGCTTAGATGCGCAGCAACAAACAACTCGGAAACTAAACACATCACGGTTTATTGCGCAAAGGCGTAGCTAATGCAGAAGATAACTGTACCTATAAATAGCTTTCAGTTTGGTGAGGTAAGCCCTTCGCTTTTATCAAGAACGGACTCTCCTATATACAATGCGTCTGCTCAGAAGATTGAGAATATGTTTTTGCGATCAGAGGGCGGTGTAATTAAACGTGCTGGTCTAAAAAACATTTATCGTTTTTCCGACATTACAATTGACTCAACTAAAAAGCAGCAATCTCGTTTGTTGCCTTTTATCTTTTCGGATGATGAGCAATATGTAATCTCATTAGAGCATGAGAAGGTGCGCTGTTTCTTTATTGACCCCACTACTGGCGACACAAGTCTAGTAGATACGATTACTACAGATGTGGATGGCAATACTCTTAAGTTTGATCACGATTATTTAAGTGAATACACATTTGCCCAAGAAGCAGATGTTATGTTTATTTGCCATAACTTGTTTATGCCGCAGCAAATCATTCGGACTAGCCTTACTACGTTTGAAGTATCGGCTTATACATTTGATACTAAAGCTGATAATGCTCTTATCTATCAGCCGTATTATAACTTCCAAGCTTTTACTAATAAACTTGATCCCGCAGCAACAACTGGCAGCGGTATAACTGTGACTACAACTGATGCATATTTTGATACAACAGGTACGCAATCTGGCGGCAATTACCCTGACTCAAAGCATGTTGGGGTTACATTAAAGTATCATGACAGTGAAATGGAGATTCAGTCTGTCCAATCTTCCACTCAAGCTACTGTTAATATCGTTGATACGCTTGAAGCCATTTTGACAATTAACTCTTTTAGAACAACAGAGGGTAGTAGCACTATAGAAGTTACTTATGAAGAACATGGTTATAATGTTGGCGATAGCATTATTATTTCAGATGCAGGTGGATTTGCAGGTTTAAGTGCTAATCAAATTAATGGCACAAGAACAGTAACATCTATTCCAAATGATAATACATTTACATTTAATGCAGCATCAACAGCTAATGCTTCATTAGCAGGTGGTGGTACACCACACATTGATTCTCATGCCCCAACAACAAATTGGTATGAGCAATCATTCTCTGAACTAAGAGGATACCCTGCGGCAATTACATTCCATGAAAATAGGTTAGTGTTTGCTGGTACAATTGCGCAGCCAGACTCAATCTGGATGAGCAAAAAAAGTAGATACTATAACTTTGACATAGGTGAAGCAGAAGCCGCTGATTCAATACAAGTCACAGCAAGCCTTGGTGAAGTGAATCAAATTCGTCACTTGGTGTCTAACCGTGACCTACAAGTGTTCACTGCGACCTCTGAAATGTACATTCCATCATTTGAGGCGCAGCCTCTTACCCCAACAAATGTGCAAGTAAAACGTCAAACGCCTTTCGGTATAGATTTTGTTAGACCGCAGTTGCTTGATGGTGCGTCTGTATTTGTGCAGACAGGCGGTAACATTGTTCGAGAATATATCTATACTGATACTGAGGCCGCTTATACATCTGTTGCTATATCTGGCATTTCATCACATTTAGTTCGTGATCCAGTTGAGATGAATACTCTTAATGGTGCGGTTGATCGTTCTGAAAGCTATCTGTTTATGATTAACAAAGATGGCAAGATGGCTGTGTTCAATTCAAACCGCGCTGAGAAACGTGCAGGTTGGGTAGAGTTTACATCACAAGGCAAATTTCATTCATCAGTCACAGTAGATGAGAAGGTTTTTGTTAGTCTTATTATTGATGTTGGTGATGGCACAGAAAACTTAGTTTTGTGTCAGCTAACATACGATCACAATATGGACTACGCAAAAAACTATACTGGTACTGCTGGTGTATTTGATGTCAGTGCAGACTTTGAAGATGGTGCTGTTGTTAATGTCATTGATGGAAATAACTATGTTGGTGAGTTTACTGTAGCATCAGGAAGTATAGATGTATCTGCTGTTGATCCTGACTTGGCTGCAGCAGAAATAGGTTACAAGTTTGACGTAACGCTAACAACCAATCCTATAGATATTAATTTAGCAAATGGCCCTGCCACTGGTAGACCTAGAGCTTTAGCATCTGTCATTCTTGATCTTAACAGTACGCTATCAACATCTGTAA